AAATCTCAAGTTGAAACTGGTGTACCTTACTTATGTGCTAAGGATAGTGCAAACAAAAAAACTAACCACCAAAATATTGGAGTCATCAAACAATCAAACTTGTGTAATGAGATTTATCAATATACTGATGAAGAAACAACGGCAATCTGTACTTTGTCATCAATGGTTTTAAAAAACTTCATCCAAGGAGGTAAATTCGATTTTGAGTTGTTATACACAAAAGTTAGAAAAGTTGTTAGAGCACTTAATAAAGTAATTGATATTAATAACTACTCAACACAAAAAGGTTTGAAAGGTGGTTTGGAACAAAGAGCAATCGCTATCGGTACTCAAGGTTTAGCCGATGTATTCTATTTAATGGATTACATTTTTACTTCTGAAGAGGCAAAACAATTAAATAAAGATATTTTTGAAACGATTTATTTTGCGGCAATCTACGAAAGTAATCAACTGTGTATGAATGGAAAATATGAACCATATAAATTTTTTAAAGGTTCACCAATGTCACAAGGCCAATTCCAATTTGATATGTGGGGTCTTGACGAAACACAACTAAAAGGAATGTGGGATTGGAGTAAATTAAAGAAAAATGTTTCTGACTATGGTGTTTGTAATTCATTATTCACCGCACAAATGCCAGTTGCATCATCAGCTAAAATTACAGGTTCATTCGAAATGACTGAACCGGCTCACTCGGCTTTGTTTAATAGAAGAGTTGTAGGTGGGGAAATCCTTATTGTAAACAAGTATCTTATAAATGATTTTGAAAAAATTGGGGTTTGGTGTGAAGATCTTAAAAATGAAATAATTCTTAATGAAGGGTCAATTCAAAATATCAACTTCAATAATTACTTAGATCCTGAAGACAAACATTATAATAAAAAAGTTAAAAGAATCGAACACTTGATTCCTAAGTACAAAACTATTTGGGAAATCTCTCAAAAACAACTTATTAATATGGCAGCCGATAGAGCACCTTTCATTGATCAGTCACAATCTATGAATATCTATATGGCAAACCCAACATTGTCAAAGATTACCTCATCACATTTCCATTCATGGGAAAAAGGATTGAAAACTCTTTGTTATTATGTTAGAACCAAAGCAATTTCAACAGGAGCAAAACATTTAGCAGTTGATGTGTCCAAAATTTCAAAACCAAAAGTTAAAGTTGAGACACCTACAGTTGATTTCTCACATTTAAACTTACCACCAAGACCAGAAAATTCAGACTTTGAATGTTTCGGATGTTCATCTTAAAACAAAAACAAGAATCACTACTTAGGTAGTGATTTTTTTTTTACTTAAAAAAAGAGTAGTTTATATTTATAGGTAATATGGCAGATGGCAGAACATACGGTATAACGTTTCCATTCAGAGATTCTTTTGATGGTAAATTTTTGGATCTAACTGATTATGCAAGTGAAGAAATCAGAACAAACTTGACCCATTTGTTATTGACAAGAAGAGGGTCAAGATATTTTTTACCAGAGTTTGGTACTAGATTATATGAATATATTTTCGAACCTTTAGATGGGCCAACTTTTGCTGAAGTAGAATCTGAAATTAGAGAATCCGTTGGTCTTTTCTTACCAAATGTTTTGATAACAAATATATCAATTACAGATGCTTCAATGGGATTAGAAGACAAAGGAACTTTTGTAAATAGTAGTGGGGAAAGAGAATTCAAAGTCACAAACATTTCGGAATTAGAACACACCGCAAAAGTTAGAATTGATTATAAGATAACATCTGACGCATTTGAAACTCAAGATTTTATAATTCTTAATATTTAAAGTTATATGGCAGAAAAAAAAATTTCCTACACAACAAGGGATTTTGCGGGTGTAAAGTTAGAACTTGTTAACTTTGTTAAAACCTATTATCCTGAGTTAATACAGAACTTCAACGATGCATCGGTGTTTTCTGTTCTAATGGATTTGAATGCTGCGGTTGCAGACAACCTTAACTATCAAATAGACAGAAGTATTCAAGAAACTGTTTTACAGTACGCACAAGAAACTACCTCACTGTATAATATTGCTAGAACATATGGTTTAAAAATACCAGGACAAAGACCATCAGTTTCTATTGTTGATTTTTCAATAATTGTACCTGTTAATGGAGACGCTGAAGATATTAGATATTGTGGTATATTAAGAAGGGGAACACAAGTAAATGGTGCTGGTCAGGCATTTGAAACAATTTATGATATTGATTTTGCCTCACAATATAATGGAGAAGGACAACCAAACTCAAGAATTGTAAGACCAAATATAGATTCTTCAGGTACAATAATTAATTACACCATAACAAAAAGAGAAGTTGTTGTAAACGGACTAACAAAAGTTTTCAAGAGAGTCATAACAGCAAACGACGTAAGACCATTCTTCGAATTATTTTTACCCGAGAGAAATGTTTTGGGTGTGTCAAGCGTGATTGTAAAAGACGGAACAAATTATTCTAACGTACCAACTCCACAAGAATTTTTAACACCAGTTGGAAGATGGTATGAGGTAAGGTCTTTGGTAGAAGATAGGGTTTTTGTTGAAGACCCGACAAAACCATCAGACGCTCCAGGAATTAAGGTTGGTAAATATATTTCAGTTTCAGACAAATTTATGACAGAATTTACCCCACAAGGATTTATGAAATTAACATTTGGTGGTGGTAATACTTCTGCAGAACAACAACTTAGAGAATTTGCAATTCAAGGAGGACAACTGAATATAAACAAATATTCAAATAACTTAGGATTAGGAAGTACCTTAAGGGCAAACACAACATTGTTCATTCAATATAGAGTAGGAGGAGGAACATCAACAAATGTTGGAATTGGTGTTATACAACAAGTACAAAACACCAATTTTTTTGTGACAGGTCCTTCTGAAAATACAAATACAAGTGTGATTAATTCTTTAACTTGTAATAACCCGTTTGCCGCTGTTGGAGGAGCGCCTCAACCAACTTTAGAGGAAGTACGAAATTATGTTACATTCAACTTTGCCGCACAAAACAGGGCGGTGACTGTTAATGATTACGATTCAATTTTAAGGACTATGCCATCACAATTTGGCGCACCATCTAAAGTGTCAATTGTGGAAGAAAACAACAAAATAAGAATTAAAATGTTGTCTTATGATGGCGAAGGAAAATTAACATCTACAGTTCCAAACGTATTAAAAACAAATGTTGCGAATTTTTTATCAAATTATAGAATGATTAATGATTATATATCTGTAGAATCAGGAAATCCTGTTGACTTAGCATTTGAAATTGATGTGGTGTTAGACGCATCCCAAAGTCAAAGTTCTGTAATTGCTAAAGTGGTTGATATAACAAATAACTACATGTCACCATTGGTAAGAACTATGGGTCAAAATGTTAATATTTCAGAACTCAGAAGATTGATTCAAAGTGAAAATGGAATTTTATCAATATCTGACATAAGGGTTTTCAATAAAGTTGGAGGACAGTATTCATCGGCTGAAACTTCACAAACATACTCAAACCCAAATACAAAACAAATCCAACTAATTGCGGACACAATCTTTGCCGAACCGTCTCAAATTTATCAAGTCAGATTCCCAACTAGTGACATAAAAGTTAGCGTGAACAATTTATCTACGGTAGCGTTTTCTTGATCGTTTATTTTTTCAGAAAAGAGATTATTTTTATTCAAAATAGGAAATAAACTATTTATGAAAAAAGAATTTTTTAATGCCAAAATCATATAGAATAAGGACCCAAGTTGGGGTAGAAAAACAACTTGATGTCAAAATAGAGCAAGATTTCGACTTTTTGGAACTACTTTCTCTTAAATTGACTCAATCTGATGTTTATGAAAGAAGATGTGCCGACTATGGAGTAGTTGCAGGAAGAGTATTTGTTAATGGTGGTTTTGGACTACAAAATGCAAAACTATCAATATTTATCCCGATCACAAACGAGGATGAAGGAAATCCAATAATTAACGAATTATACCCATATAAAAACGCAAATGACGTAAATGAGGATGGTTATAGATATAATTTACTACCTAAAACACCATCATATCAAGGACATGTTTCAACAGGATCATTTCCTTCACTTTCTGAAGTTTTATTAAATAGGTCTTATATTGAAGTTTTTGATAAATATTACAAGTACACGGTAACAACAAATGAAAGTGGTGACTTTATGATTTTTGGAGTTCCACTTGGTTCTCAAACTTTAATACTTAACGTAGATTTATCAGATATTGGTTGTTTTTCATTATCTCCGCAAGATTTAATTTCAGCTGGAGTTGCAGGAGAAAGTCAATTCGATGGGAGTAAATTCAAAAGCTCTACAAATTTAGAAGAATTACCACAGATAGTATCATTAGTCAAACAAATTGATGTACAACCTTTTTGGGGGGATGAAGAAAATTGTATAATTGGAATTTTCAGACAAGATTTTGATTTGTCAGCAGAAATCAATTTAACAATCAAACCCACAGCAGTTTTTATGGGGTCAATAATTTCTACTACTGATGATGATGCATTGGGTACGGCCTGTAAACCAAAAAATAATACAGGAAATCTTTGTGAGTTGATTTCAGGACCAGGTCAAATTTTGGCAATAAGACAAACGACTCAAATTGATAATGCAGGAAGACCAATATTGGAAGTTGCTGATTTACCAAGTGGAGGTAAGGTAATCGATGGAGACGGGTCTTATCTTGTTCAAGTTCCTATGAACTTAGAATATATTTCAACAGACGAATTTGGAAATCAAGTTATATCGAATGACCCAACAATAGGAATCCCAACAAAAGGTAAATACCGATTTAAATTTAAATGGGAATCAGACGGAGGATTAGAAAAAGAATTTCAAAGAGCAAATTTTTTAGTGCCGAATGTTAAAGAGTTTGGTTGGGCCAACTCAAATATTGACCCATTTGATCCTGCTAGTAAAACTTCATTAACTCTATCTTACACAACAACGGCAAACTTACCCCCTTTTGCACAATCTGGAGGTATTGAAATAACAAAAGTTGTGAATGCTTCGGGATTGACAATATCGATTAATGGAAATCCATACACCGGCAGTATTCAATCTATTCCTGTAAATGCTGGGGACTTGGTAACTTTCACTTCTACTGTTATTGATCCTGCAAACCCACAACAAGTTTCATACAACTTCTACCCTCAATATTATTTTGACGTTTTGAGATCTTATGCCTTTTCTTTGGATTGGGACGATTATGTGGATCAACAATCCGCAATTAATTGTGACGATACCTTTTACGAATTTCAGTATAATAAAGTTTATACCACCGCAATGTTTTTGGATAGATATAAAAACGGAATAGGAAGGGCTAGACATTTAGGTATTAAAGAAATTGACAATCGATCTTGTAAATCAACTAATAACACTTTTCCTGTAAATGACATAATAAGAAATTTTGATTTTATATTTTTTGTCTTTAACATACTAATCAACATTTTAACAATTCCTTTATTGGTCATATTATTTTTGGCCCATTTTGTTGCATGGGCATGGCCAATACTCAAATACCTTCTTATTATTTTAGGTATTTATTTCGCTTACGATGCGGTAAGGGACATGGTTGATTGGATCAATTCAGGTATTGAAAGTGGTGCATTTGCCCCAATAGGAGGTCCTGTGGTTAACATTGGTTTGTACTTCAGAATTGCAGTACAAGCACTTTCTTTTGTTTTCAGATTTGCACTCGCGGCGGCTTTTACAATATTTGCGGCAACTCGATTGCTCAGGATTAACAACTTCCCAAGAATTGGGTTACCAATGATTGCATATCCTGAATGTACTTCATG